AAAGTGATAAATTTCATATTATCCTCCTCTTCCACTTCTACGAACTACACTAGCACCACCAAATCCTTTTGTATTAGGTTTGGGACCTTGCTTCTTTGGGGCTTTACCTAAACCAGGGTGCTCTCCTTGATTCTTCGCTTTAGCCTCATTTGCCATATTAATAAATGGATTCTTGCTTTTCTTTTCTTCTGTCATTCTCTACCTACCTTTACTGATTTTAAATAATCTTTTATACTCCCGTATAAATTAATCATCATTGAAATTTTACTATCGTAAATTCTAATGAATGGCTCTTTTTTAAGACCTTCTGATTTATTTACACCTATATAATAGGGACATTTTAATTTCTTGTTCAGCTCTAACAAATATACCCCAGGGGTTACTATGTCTTCGGTTGATATAGGATACAAATAAAACTCTATTTTAGCATATCTAAATGCTAAGTCGCCCTGATCGGTCAACCTCAACCCACCATCGGGTCTTTGTACCATCCACCATTTCTTCATTGCATCCTGATAGTTCCAAATGCTATTGTCATTTAACTCTTTAATGACACTTTTTGTTATAAGTTCTTTATACTTATAGTTATTCATCTGGATAAACTTTTGAGCCGTTGTTCATAAACACGACACTAAACTTATCTGTCTTAAATTGATTATTTAATTTACGGCACAAATTTCGTGCATGTCCCGGATTACTGAAACTTGTCTTTTTATATTTAGGCACAGTTTCACTATCTAGGTAATGTGAACTTTTTAAGTTAATAGGTTGTCCATCATAGAATACTGCCCATATACCTGCGGCTTCAACTATCTGGTCACACTTATAACTTGTCTTGTCTACAAACTCTAACAATACCTTGGGTTGTGTTCTACTCATTACCAACGTCCTCCTTTAAATACGACCTGAATAGGTTCGTCTTTTTGGTCACGTTGGTCCAATAGTAACTTCATTATCTCGTCACGCAACTGTTTAGCTTCGGTTAATGGCATCTGAAAAGCCACTGATTGCTTGGCTTCTGTGCTATTAACCTTATCTATGAAATTTTTAATAACCTGAGTCATTATCTATTTATGCTACTATTTAACTCATCTTCGGTAGAAAAGGGGCCAATATACTCATATCTTTGTACAAAAATGTATTTAGGACAAAAAACATTAATGTATTCGCTTCCTTGCTTAACTGCAAACCATCCAGCTACATGATAGCATTTGCTTTTTTGTTTTTTTGTAAACAAATGTAATTTTCTCTTTACATCTAATACACTATTGTAAATCTTTCCTTTTCCTGTAGGAAATATAGCAAAAGGGGGGTCTGTGGTTATGTCATTTTTTCTAAATTTTTCAAATTCAATTTTTTTGAATTTTTCAATTTGTTTGGTACTATCATAATGTTCTAAATTGTTTCCAATTTTTACATCAAATCCAGTACCTTGACTTTCTACGTTTCCTACTTTTCTGTCATTACTATCAGTAACGACCCAATATTGATTTTTAATAATCGGTTTTGCTATTAAGTTCATTTTTTAAGTTCTTCCCATACTATTTTTTTAGATAATTCTATCTTTTCTTGTTCTTCACGTTTAAGCATTTCAGGACCAACCATTTTTAAAAATATTACTATTTCTTTTTCACCAAGCTCAGTTAATTTAGAATATTCAGAACTAACATTACTGTTATAGTAACAATTTCTATCCTTGAGAATTTCTAATAATCCTCTATACACTTGTTTCTGCAACATGGTTGTCATGTAGTATCCCTTTATATGTGCTATTGAGCCACTTAGCATATGTTTCGGCTTGAGTAGATATTTTAGTAAGTTCATATTTCCCGCAGAATTTCATAAAATGTACACCTACTTGTGGTGTATGTGTTATGCGTACACCTTCTTTGATAACTTTGTCAACATTTTGTTTGATCCAGTCTGGTTGTGCAGTTAAGTCAATTAATGTACGATTACGTTCATAATCATCTTTTACACGATGCTCTATATTATCATGGTCTACCCAGCGTTGCAACATTAAATTGTTCCAATTGAAGCCTTGTTTGTTCCTATCTTCAAATGCCTCAATTAAACCAACTTTGTTCTTTGTACCTTTCTCACGTACACCTGGATATGCACTAAACACATTGTCTGATGTATCACCACGCATACATTTTTTGAATAACAGATATTGGGTATCTTCTAACAGTTTGGGTTCTTTAGTTTTCTTGTCAACGATTATCCTACCTTTTTCGTCAAAGTAACCTTCTGGTGTGATAAGTTGGTTTGTGATTCCATTGTATTGTGAAACGCGGTCATTGATAAGCTGGATATAATCGCCATCGCTGCTAATAATAAAAATTTTGTCATTTGGGTGTAAGTGTACGAATCTTGCTATAATGTCATCAGCCTCTGATTGTGGCTCACGTAATACACTAACATTAGTTTTCTCTTTTAAGAAAGTTGTAAAGTGTTCATAAGTTTCCCAGAACAATTTATTTTCCTCAACCTCGTCTTGTGTTTGACTTTGTGTATTTACAATACGATTACGCTTGTATGGTAGATATGCATCCTTACGCCATGATCTGCCTTCTAGTGCAAACACAACGTGGTCAATATCAAATTTGCGAACAACTTGATTAACACTAGCAAGTGTTAAATGTAAAGCCATACCCACTTTTTCAAATGGATCACTATTACGTGAAGCCACGTGACGGGCACGGAAGAAAGTATTTGCGGTATCAATTAGTGCGTAGTTCATATGTGTATTATATACGTATATTTAAAAATTGTCAAGTTAAATGGTTTCCAAAAACAAATTTGGGTTCTCGTCTATCGTTTTGAAAATATCAGTATTATCTATAGTGAAAGGTAAAAATTTATTTTTGATTCGTTTGATTGGTAAAGGGTAACCTTGAATTCGATCCTCAACCGTTTCAATCAATTCTTCCATTGTAATATTATGTTTTGGATCTAACCATTCAAGTTTACGTGTGCGGGTATTAGTGAAGTTTAACCGTTGTTTATTGTACACACGCTTGATATATTTTTCCAATTGATTAATGTGAAGGTTTTCACCATAATACAATTTTGAAAATTGTTGCCTAGCCGCACTAGGGTTACAATATCCATCTACTAATCGCTTGGATAAGTGAATAGTAATACCAAACCCCAGTGTATCGTTATGGCTAGTTTTGATAATGTAAAACCATTTCATGGTAGTTTTGCCTTAATTTCATCAGATAGAAAATCAATCACATCATGCCCATCTTGTGCATGAGACTTAACAATACCCGGTACAGTATGTGTACCACCTGCCTTTTGATAAATCTTCAAAACGATTGCCAAAGCCACCGTTTTATCTGGGCCCTTTTCAATCTTGATTGTCTCTAGTGCATATTTTTTGTATGCAGTAGTAGCAGCTTCTTTTAAACCGTTTGGATTAACGAATACCTCTTTGATAGTAGCATTAAAGTCACGCACAAACGTATCAAACGCTTTGGTGTTTATTTTAATATTTGCTTTTTTGTTAGTGCAATGTTCGTACAAACCACCAAACAAACCAAATTCAGCATTGTCCATCTTTTCACTAGACCAATACTTTTTGTGATTCTCACACATAAAGAGCCATGCATCAGCACTCATACCATTCATACCACTAATGTGAGTAACAGTATTTGGTTCCTCTGATTGAGGATGTGTTTTTGACAAAGTTGTAATATTATTATCTTCGGCAATAGTTTGTAATTCTTCTGCTTTGATAGCATCAGGATCAGTATCATTGTCCAAACGCACACACAATGTATTCACTGCATGGGTATCATAGTCATCAATTGGCTTTTTACCTTTACCGTTAATATATAAAAAGTGTTTACGTGCAAAACTTAGACTATCACTCTCAACGTACATTACATCCACTTTTACGCTTAGCCAATCTTTTGAATCAATCGCTTTTCCATTGAGTTTTAGTAATCCAGCACGTGCCATACCTGCTATAACTGCCAGTGTATGTTGCCCGTCAGTAACGTGATAATTTTTATCGTTTGGTAGTTTAACTGCAAAAATAGGATTTAGACGGCGCATGTCAAAAACACCGGGAGCTGAAATGTTTCCGCAATGACCACCGTCAAGAAGGCGTTGAATATCTTCATCACTTAATAGCCAGCGTAGTTCAACTTCATCGTGTTTTGGCTTATTAGCCAGGTCAAACGAAATATTGTTTGCCGAATAATGAGCAATATTAGCATGCCAGCCTGCATTTGTAACATCGTTTAACTCTTCAACCAGTTGAGTAACATTTTTAACTTTGAACGTTCCCGGTGTACGCCTAAGTTTATTATCTACTGGTGTAGTGTTACGCTTTTGTGTGTTTTTTGTCCATTTATAAAAGTATGTCATAGAGACTCCTGTTCGTTAATATGTGTATATTGTACGACCTTTTTGTATATGTGTCAACCTTTTATTTGACAAATAATATGAATACTTTTAGCTTACTTCCGTACGCCCGTTACCCAAATCTTTTTGTGCTATTGTACGCATATCACGCATTCCGGGTATATCTCTCTTATCCGGATCGGCTTGCTCTTGCTCGTATACTTCAAGTGCAATATTTCGGCAAACTACTTGAAACCAGCGGTCAACAATAACATTATCTGTATCACTATCTTTTTGTTTATACCCATTCTTTATTAGATTGATAACAAATTTATCATTCCAATCTAACTCAAATGCACCATTTTGTATATTATTAGGATCAATCTCTACTTTTGTAATACTGATATAAGGTTCACCTGCAAGAGTGGCCTTTTCCTTTTCAGATAAATTTGGTTCTGATTTGGACTTACGTGGCTTCTTAGATTTAGCTTCAACTTTAGTTGGTTTCTTAAATAGATTTTTAATTTTATCAAACATAGTTTTTTATTTAGTATCTCCTACGTACTGGTGAGAATAACATACACGATGTGCATCTCGTACCACAGTTGTACCACCATATCCGGGCATATCTCTTTTAGTACCATCATTCTTTAAATAACTGTTTGCTCTGCTTTTACCATTAGTGCTAGTAGGCTTCCACTTACTACTATTGTTTCTATGCTCACCAAAAGCAGGATGAGCAGTCTTACTATAATACAACAATCCTCTACTATGATAGATTTCAGCTACTGCATCACTAAACGCACTACCAATGCCCAATCCTTGAAACTCAGGTAATACGACTGTTCTATGACCACGCCAATAACTATGTAGTGTACCACTTGTGCTATGTATGACTGCACCAAATACAACTGGTTTATCATTAATAAACCCTACATAACAATGTGCACCTTTAGCCAATGCAGTATCTAAATAGTGATACTTACCGAAATGCCTCCAATACGTGCTACTTGCGCTTTGGATGGTGAGAACAATGGCTGGTCGTCTTGAAACTGGATGAAGTAACCTCCTATTTTCTAAGACACAGAGATCCGTGTCATATACGTAGTCTGGATCTAACCATTCTACTATGTCTCTGTGGCAACTAGCAATATACAAAGGTTTGTTATCACCTTTCTTGTTGTAATACTTGCGAACACTATAAGCCAAACTCTTTGCAGTATCTCTATCAACTACACTGGTAAACTCGTCAATAGTATTGATACCTTGATCTAAACTAACAGCCATTTCAAATCTATGAAACTCACCATTACTCAATGTACCAACTGGTCTGAACCAAGCAGGAATACTACGTAAGCCACAACTCAATAACAATTCTTCACCTATTTCAGGTGACCTAAAGTTATCAATTACATAGGCTTCATCGTCTACATAGGGTCGTTTAAGTTCTCCTAAACTTCTTAGTATAGTACTCTTACCACTACCACTAGTACCCACAATCAACACAATACCATCATTAGGAAGTTCAGGTATAGTTACCTTTGCTTCCACATAGTCTTTAATATCATACTTGGCTTTTAGTGTTTCTAAGTAACTCATTTACAATATCTTTCATAAAAGTCAAAACTTGCTAGGTTCTTACCCTTGCTCTCGCACATAATGTCAAAGTCTTCGTTGAATGTTGCCGCCCACTTGTTAACTTCATCATTCCAGAAGTAGTCACTATGTGCACGTAGTTTTTGTTTGTTGTGTCCTGATTCTAGTAACAGTTGATGATTGGGTCTGACCTTAGTATTATGATTGACTAGTACATCTTCTCTGCTAACAGAATAATGAATGACTGGTCGTACACCACGCCAGCTATCAATTATACGCTTACATCTATCATCTTCTGGTGTGATGTATTCACCTGTTCTAATCCAGTGATGGTGTATGTCAAGTACAAGGGCGCATGTATCGGCAAGTTCAAGACTGGAGTCGGTGCCCCAACACATTTCATCGTTTTCAATCGTAAGACTGTTTCTAGCTTCGGGCGATAATCGTCCGAATACATCTTTGATACCCTGTGGTCCTTTTCGTCCTGATATATGGACGTTAATCTTGATGTCCTGGAATCGTAAACCGTATCCCATCCAACGGGCCATGTCCACATGATATTCAAACTCCTCTATACTCTTATTTACTACTTCTTCACGTTCACTTGCTAGTACAACAAACTGATCGGGATGGAAGCTAAGACGTACATTGTGTTCACGTGCAGTATCACCTAGTGGCTTGAACCAACGTGCTAGACTAGTTTGCACATCATTACTTTGCCAGAAGTCTGTATAGTCCTGATGAGTATAGAAACTTAGCATATCGCTAGTAATACGCAACATACGCAATGGTTCGGGCAATGTAGCTACTTTTTTGATTAATGCATGTGTGTTAAGAATATTGGTCTTAGCAACATCAATAATTTTTTGCTCTACGATATCTCGTTTGTTACGATTAGCCCATGCCATTGTAGTGCCACCTGTGTTTAAGCCAGGCACACTAGATATCTCATTCTTTTTGTTTATCTCTGCAAATTTACATGCAAAGCCTACTCGTTTAATCATAAAGTATTACCGTTATAGTTAGTCATGCTATAGTGTAACACGACTAGCATTAATTGTCAACCTTCAATAATTCCTCTATACTATAGAGATTTTTCATATATGGGCTAACATTACCCAATACACTACTTGGGATGTCGCCCTCTCGTCTAGGACCATATTTAACATTAATACCAATATTGTTTACCGTTTGGAATAGGCTAACCATTTCTAATACGGTATGTCCTACGCCATGCCCCAAACATTCAATTTGGTTACTTGGTGTTTCAATTGCAGTTCGTAGTGCATCACATACTTCATTGACATGGACATAATCACGTACACATGTGCCATCATAACTTTCTATGTAGTCATTACCAAAAATAGTAAATTCTTTAGTTTCTTTGGTTCTAAGTAAATTGTACATCAATCCATCTGGATTAGTTGGTTCAAATCCATCGCTACCGATTACATTATAGAACCTAAAAATAGTATATGGTATGTTTCTAAAC